GCTTGTTTAGCGGGTTAGTGTAAGTACATCCCAAGAAAATACCGACGGTCTGGTTGAGACCAGTGCCGGTAGAAACCGAGGCGCGGGTTACATTACCACGCGATAGTACGACGAAATCACCGTAGAAGATGTCAGTCGCGTAACCGTACTGGATGTTGTACATGCGGGTAGAACCTGCAAATACTTGACCTCCAATAAGGTTTTGCGGCAACAAACCATACGGTGCTGATACGACAGGATATGCCATAAAAACTCCTAATTATTTAACGCCATTACCAAATCCACCGCGTGTTACTGAAGACTTTCGGTCTGCAAATAACGGCATACGGGGGTCATTTTGTCGCAAAAAGCTATTGTCCACCGAGTCCATCTGGTTTTGAGCTTCGCCGTTGTAATACTCAGCCATAGCTTCTGCCTTTTCGGTGGGAATCTTGCAAAGCATGAGTCCACCAATTTCAACATTACCTGACTTTTCATTACCAACAATCATAAGCTCTGGATGATCCTCTGCCTTTACCGGAACATACCCATCACGCATTTTGCGCGATACGTTTGTCCGCATTACTTCTGCATTACCGTGTACCGCAGTCGCTATCCAGCGATATGTGTATCCGGGTTCAGGAGTAGGGTCGGGCAAAGCACTCGACGGTTTATAAACATAACGAACATTTTTTTCGCGTGTTGCTAGATCACGGTTTGTACGGTTTTGAACTTCAGCCATTTTGATTCTCCAATTTCGCTACTTGAACAGCATATTGCTGCGGGGTTAAACCGAATTTCTTTGCTAACGCAACTTGCGTACTTGTTAGCCGAACTTTACCTCCACTCGTAGAACGAGATGCGGAAGCAACCACGGTAGTAGGTCGTCTGGAACCCTCACCGGACGTAGGCCTGTCTTTTGCGCCCTTGAATAAACTAGGGAACGTGGACTGTAAGCGATCATCAATTTGATCGAAATATTGCTCAGAGCGGGGATCAACCCCGTTTTGTACTAGTTTTTTATGCAGCCCTAGCGCGTAGCTGGTGTATTCTTCAAAACCATCCGCCCCAAACCACTGGTTTTTTGCCTGCCAGCGCAGGGTTTTTTCGTCAGGGGGAACAGGTTTTGACTGAACTTGTTGCGTTTGTACAGGAAAATCTTCCTGTTGTAAAGGGGTTGGGCGGAAATTTTTTGTCTGCTCAACCCGAATTTTGGCATCCATCACGGCTTCTTGGGCCGCAATGATTGCATCTGTATCAAAGGCTTCCTGCGCTTCCTTGAGCATGCGCCGCGCTATTTGGAGTTCCGTGTCAGCCTTTTGCTTGACCCCCTCAATAACCGCTTCCTGCCCTGTGTACACGTTTTGCTTGAGACGCTTGTTTTCCTCCACCAAGTGTTGGGCAAGGTTTTCAAGCTCTACCTTTTCCCGCAAAACGGATTCTTTGACCCGGCGCTCGTCGTGGCGGGCATGGGTCAGTTCCGTAATCCGCTTCTTAACCTTGTCAGAGTAGGACTCAATCTCTTCCTCAGTGGGGTCAAGCACTTCTTTGTCTAGCGGCTTGCGACCCCGGTCACGTTCAGGGGTATCGTCTTCTATTTCAATTTCAATATCTGCATCGCTTTCGATTTCAATATTTACTTTTTTATTTTCAATTTCATCGGGGAATTTAAATTCATCGGCCATATTAATTCCTTTAAGCGCGGCTTAATCCGCGTGGGTCTTGCACAACAGCATCAACTTGGTCGTCGTTGATGAGACGGAACTCCTTGCCAAAGATTTTGAATCTTGTACCGGTATATGTGCGCACCAATACAAAATCGCCTTCTTTGCACCACGGCCCTGTTGGGAATTTAACCGTGTCTTTGTACGCGTCTGCACCAACTTTCATAACAAACAACACCGTGGAGGCGTGTTCTTCTTGGCGCAAACTGGCAGTATCCCGCACTAAATCAAGCGATGTCCCTGCAATCTTTTGATCGACTTCAGGCACGGCGCACAATATTTTCCACCCTTGTGGGGTAGGTAATTGCGTAGCTTTTTCTTCGGCGGTTGCTTCGGGTTCAGGTGCATCCATTGGTTGGATGGGTTCAGGCAGTGCAAAAGCACCGGGGGAGAGATCAATACTATTCATTGGCTCTTTCGACTTTCTCAAGCAGGTCAAGGAGATAACGCTCTGCAAGGGCTAGACCCGAGATAACCCCACAGAGTTTTTGATACTCGTCAAAAGTGCGACACGCTCCCCCCGCCAAATCATCGGCGTAGTTATTCATGTCAGCGCGTATTTTTTCGCGCAATACGCGTGCGAAGTCTTGTATCATAATTTTGGCTTATTAAGTTGGTTAATGGACTGCAAAGCGGTCATGGCCTGATCCCGCTTATCTTTGTTCATTTGCGCACCGAGTTTTAATCCGGCGTGTTCTTGGTCAAAAGTCTGGCGCTGTTGGTCGGCTTTAAGTTTTGTCGATAATTTAAGTCCCTCCAATTCCATCTTGCCTGCAACTTCTTGCTCCCGCAGTTTTTGCGCATCGGAGGCGATGGCCGCATCAACCAAGACCTTTTGCTTCTTGGTGTCTGAGTCCTGCTTTTTGATCTGCAACTCTTGCATCTGCATCTGAACTACGGGGTCTTGCATCTGCTGCTGGGCTTGTGCCTGCGCCGCCTGCGCTTGGTTCTGCTGTATGACTTGCTGCGCCGCTTGGGCCAGCATGCCTGAGAGCGCCACCTCAATTTGGGGTGGGAGTTTCTCGTTTTCGGGAGGCATGGGCATGCCCAGTTGCTGCTCAATTTGCTGGCGCATCTTGAACCCGGCGTGCTCAGCAATGTGCGCGGTAATCGCCCCCATGATCTTAGGAGCCTGCGGGCTTTGTCCAATAAGCTGCTGAATCATCGGGTCTTGGAGCAGCATCATGTGGACTTGGATGTGCGCGTCATGGTTCTGGTACATGAACGCCTTGATCGGCTTGCCGTTAAGGGCCGCTTGGTTCTCTGACACGGGGTCAGTGGGCTTCATATCGTCCTCAATAGGCACGAGTTTGTCTGCGTTTTTGATCCCCAAGACCTCCAACATCCCCCTGTGTAGCTGGGGCAAGTCATAAATATCCGGGGCCATCTGCGCCATCTGGATGACCGCTTGGTACTGGATAACCCGCTGGCTCATGGTCGCCGCGTTGGGGTCGGAGACGGGAATTAAGTCCACCAAGTCGTAGTCACCGCGCTTGGCTTTCCTGCTCCCGTACTCGGGCTGGTAGGTGTAATCCGCGTCTGTGTAGTCGCGGATCAGGTTTTTCAACAGTTTTAACTCCTGCTTGAGTGCGTAATGCACCCGCGCTTGGACTGCCGTCATCACTTTAAGCTGGCGCTCCAACAGGGCCAGCGTTGTCCCTACCGGGGCATTGGCCGACATATCGGACACATTCATGTCAGCCGTTGATGCAAAACGACGGCCTTCCTCCACAATTTTGCCCAGCAACTGATATAGGACGTTGGATGGCTCTTTATATGGGAGGGGGAGGATGTTGTCGCGGATAGTGCCTGAGCCTACGTCTACATCTCGGAACTCACCCGGCTGAATGGGTGTGTCATCTCCTTTAATCCGAAGACCACGGGACTTGAGACCGCCCGGTAGATTAGAAAGAGTTCCTGCGTCAATAAGCTGGCGCATGATGCTGGTGGCCGACTTGGCAAATCCACCAATAAGGTGGAACAGGCCAAAGCCATAGGCTCCAAAGCCGGGGATGTACTGATAGTGAACAAAATGCTGACGCTTTAGGCGCAGAATATCGTCTTCTTTCCAATTACGGCGGATTGACAGGATGTCGTTTGTGCCTTTTATTAGGGTTACTACGTAGGGCAGCATGATTTCGGTGGGCTCACCCTCGTCATCCTCGTCCTCAAACCCCTCCAAATCCAAGTCCACATGGCACTCATATAAGGTATAGCGCTCATCGCCCAAGTCGTTGAACCCGGTCTCTTTGTCCTTGGCTTTTTGGATGTCAGTGCGATCCTTGGGCGCATCAGGCAGTTCGATGTCCAAATAAAAGCCCGCCTGCTGGAGCTTGATAATCTCGTTTTTGGTCTTGCGCATGACATGGGTCACACGGAAGCACGTATCCAAGTCAGTGGCCCCATAGGGCAGCAAAATGTCTTCGGCAGGCACAAACATCGACACTTGGCGTCCCAAACTGGGGTCGTAGTACACCTTTTTAAACGCCGAGCCGGTCGCTGGGAGGCTCCACAGCATGCGCTCGTGCTCTGCCCGGAACTCCACCATGTTCTCGGTCAACTCAAAGTTCATGTCCTCCTCAACCCGCGCTGCGGCCTCGCGCACCTGCGGATCGTCCAGCCCAATAATCTTGGTTTTCACCGGCCCACGGGCAGGAAACGTTTCAGTAATCGTTTCAGCCTGAAAGCGCACCACTGCCTCGGTAATCATGGGGTGGAACACGCCACACGCCCCTTGCCACGGCTCCGTGCGATCCTCCATCTGCAATCCCAGCAGCTTTAAACCCTCGACGTAAGACTTCTCCCACTCTTTGCGGGAGGACTTGTCGTTATCTATATCACCGGCCAAGTCACTTGCCAAGGATTGCAGCGCCCCGTCGGTCATGTGGTCTGCCAAGTTGTCGTCAAAGCCTTCTTCACCTTCGTCGTCCCCCGGCTGGATGCTTATTTCCATGCCGTCTGCGCGAATATTTACTTCCTCCGGGTCAATAATCTCAATTTCCAAAGGCGACTCGTCTTGTGCAAGCGCGTCGATTCCCCGTGGTTGCTGATACAGGGCTTTGTCTACATTGGTTGCCATATCAAATCCTTAAAAACTCAGTAATACGCCGCACGGCGCTTAAAATAAATCGGGTCATCTTTCTCGTCACTGTCCAGTGAGATGAACCCACCCTGCCGGTAACGCAGCAGGGCTTGGCTGGTGGTGTCCACAAAGTCGTCATTATCTCCATTGGGGAACGAGGCCACTTCCTCAATTACTTCCCGCGCCCAGCGCGTATCTGGAGCCCAGACTTTACCCGAAGCAAACAAATCGGCAATAGCGTTGACCCGCACGATCTTGTCGTTGCCCCGGCTGGGGTTTGTTTCCTGTACCGGAATGCCCATCGCCCGAAGTTCTTGAATCAACGGCGCACCCGCCGACTTCTTCTCCACAATGAACGCATCGGGCTCCCACTCTTTCCAATGTTTAAGCGCTGCGGCCTTGAGGTCGGGAAATGTCATGCGCTCTTTGAACGCGTCCAGCAAAATTATCTGGGCCTCGTCGCGTTCTTCCTCGTTGTAGAACACACCCCACGTTGTGCAGGCCGAGTAGTCAGAATTGTTCTTTACTTCATGGGCCGTGTCCCATGACTGGATTATGTACTCACACTTGGGCGGCTCTTCGGGCTCCCATATTCTCCAAAGTTTGCGGGAGATGATTGCCGCAGCATTGGATGTGGGCTGCTGCATGTACTGGGCGTTCCAGTACTGGGGGTCAATGGATGCCTTGGTTGTCTTTAACTGCTCCAGCGGCCACTGCTCCGGCCAAAGGGACTTCTCGTCCTCGGTTCCCTCGTTCAATATAGCAGGCAGCTCCACAATCTCCCACGGCTCCGCGTCGGGGTTCTTGGTCTGGTAGTCGATCAGCCGCCCGGTCAGGTCAAGTTTCCCCCAGCGCTGCCGCTGTCCTTGTAATTTCGACTTTTCTTACTCCAGACGAACGAGTCGAAGGAGCTACCACGGATGCAGGCCGGCGACCTTCATTTTGGTTACGCCCGAAAACT